GGCGAGGGCTACGATGTCATCGTCTATTCGGAGAAACGGTGGCCGTTCTTCGAGGTGTCGACCACGTTCAACACAGTGGCCTCTCAGAAGGACTACACCATCGCTGTCGTCGGAGCAGCCGTAACGGGCGGTCTGCGAGAACTCGCAGCCCTCCGCACCAACGACCATGTCATAACCTACGTTGGGCGCGACGAGGGTGATGTGGTGTACCCGTTGAATATCAGCGGCCAGGGATCACCCTGGTGGTGGTCATACTGGGGGGAAACAGTCCGCCTGTATGCCACACCAACGGGTGTCGAGACAATCTACGCACGCGGGTACAAGAAGCCGACCACCTTCGGGGCTGGTGTGTCCGATTCGACGGAACCAACGGATCTGCCCGATCCGTTCCACATTGTCGTGGCAACATACGGGATCGCCCGCGCTTACGAGCAGCAGGAAGATCCGACGATGGCGGCACAGTATTTCCAGATATTCAACCAGGAACTCGACAATCTGAAAGCCCGCTATGACGACATGCCGGCACCTCAGCCGGTGCTGTTGAATAGCCGGAATGCGTCACGGTGGCGTTCCCAGGTTCTTCTTCCGAACCGCTTGCGCTACTCGTGGGAGTGATCGGTGCCTAACCAGTTCAAGTTGGAAACCCTGGAGTCGTTCACTGGTGGTCTAAACTTTCGCACCGACCAGTTCAACCTCGCAGATAACGAATCACCGGATCTGCTCAACGTCCTTGTCGATCCCCGTGGCGGCATCCGTATGCGGGATGGCATCGACCGGCGTAATACGACGGCTCTGAGCGCCGATGTGGAGGGCATCTGGGCGCTTCACACGGATAGTGGTACAAGCCAGTTGATGGTCAACTATGGCACCAAGGTCGCCTATTCCGCTTCATCCAACTTCACGGATCTGACTGGAATCACGTCCCGTACGGATGGTTCCAGGGTTTATGGCATGACCATGAATAATGTGGCATACGGTGTGTCCTACGACAAGGTGTCGTTCAAGTGGGATGGTTCATCGGCCGCTGACCTGGGGGTGACCCTCGATGGGTCAGCCGGCAACTTCCCGCAGGCCCAGTATGTGGCGTTCTGGAATAACTTTGCGTGGGCTGCATACACCTACGAATCTGCCACCGGTTACAAGTACCGGGTTCGGTGGTCGAACGCCAATGACCCGGAAAAGTGGACAGCAACCGACTTTGTCGACATCGACAAGGGCGAACACGGTGACTACATCACCGGGTTGTGTCCGATGGGTGACCGTCTGCTGATTTTCAAGTCGAACAGCGTGTACGCCATTTTCGGGTTCGATTCGGATTCGTTCCAGGTGGTCACCATTACGGACAGTGTCGGCTCTGTGCCATTGTCACAGCCGGTATCAACTCCGTACGGGGTGTTCTTCTGGTATGCCGACCAGGGCGTCTTCTCCTACAACAAAGAAAACTTCTCCTGGGTGTTCGACAAGATCGCACCAGCCATCGACGATGGACGCATCACCTTTGTGACGAACCCACAACTGGCATGGGGCAACCAGAAAATGTACGTCAGTGTCGATTGGACCGAGGAGAGTGTCACGACTCGACGGACATTCATCTACGATCCGACGCTGGGACCGACTGGTGCTTGGGTGCTGACAGATATTGACGCCGGCCCACTGTATGCTTACCGGCCTCCGAACTCGTCACCAACGGTCTACGCTGGTTGTGTGGCGAACACGGGGATTGTTGTAGATGTCGAGGACGGTCAGAATCGTACCAGCGACCGGTATGTGGGCGCTACAGAAGCCCACATAGCGTCACATTTCTTTACCAGGTGGATGACGGGCAAGAACCCGATTGTGAAGAAACGGTGGGGTCGTCCACGGATGGTCACATCCGCAGAAGCAACGATTGTCCTACCCATCCTGGTTTACAAGGACTACGACAAGTCGGCACAGTCAAGATCGTTCAATGTGGACGTTGCAGGAAAAACCTCTACGTCGGTATGGGATACCGCCAAGTGGGATGACGCTGACGATGAGTCAGCGTATGTGGCGAAGTGGGATGCTGTTGCCCGTTCGTTGACTTCTGATGTGGTGAATCTGCCGACTCTTGGGACGGCTAAGAGTGTCAGTATGAAGGTTAGTGGGCCAACGTCGGATAATCATTGGGAAGTCAATGCGTTGGCTTTCACCTACACGCCAAGGAGACTTCGGTAAATGGCAACGCTTGCTGTAACAAATACGTTCGCTGCTGGGACAACTATCGTCGCAGCGGACATGAACGAGAACTTTGACGACATCGAAGCGTTCGTCAACACCACACCCGGTGTCGTGCAAGTCGACATCGTGGATGCCAAGGGCGACATTATCGCCGCTACGGCCGCTGACGCTGTATCTCGCCTGGCCGTAGGTAGCAACACTTACGTCCTGACTGCCGACTCGACGGAGGCAACGGGTCTGATCTGGGCGGCGCCTACGACGGGCGACTTGACCGGTCTGACGGCTGGCACGAATATCGACATTTCTTCGGCAACAGGGCCGGTGCCGACGATTGACCTTGCCGTCGATGCCGCTCTTGTAACCGGGGTTGACGGAACCGGGGTGGATGTTACGTTCCATTCTGCGACCGCAGGCGACAACATGCTGTGGGATGCGTCGGAAGAAAAACTCGTCATTACGGGCACTGACGGGCAGAACTCGTTGGAGGTCGCTGACGGTGACGTGGAAATCACCGACAAACTGACCGTCACCGGTCAGATCATCACTCACCTGTTGGTGTCGACCGAATCCGGTACGACCCATGCTCCTGCCCTGGGGGACGAGAATGCGTACATCCTGACGACGCATGGCACCGGGATCGTGGTGACGCTGCCGCAGAACTCTGCTCAGGCGTTCGCCATTGGTGCGACCATTTACTATGAACGCAACGGAGCGGGCACGCTTACATTCGCGGCTGGAACCGGCGCGACCACAACATCGAAAGACAGCACCTTGACCTGTGGTGATAGGTATACGGCTGTGTGTGCTTTGAAGATCGGTACTAACGCATGGAGTCTGATTGGAAACATCGGCTAGATGTCCATGTTCCTGTCAGTTGTCGCCGGTCAGGCCGGGGTAAAGGTTCCCGGTGCGCCGGGCACCCTGAGCCTCGCGGAAGGCGGGACACCACAGACCGAAATCGCCTTGTCGTGGTCGGCACCATCTGATACTGGTGGGGGCACCATCTCCGGTTACCGGATCAAGAAGGACGGCTCGGTCCTCGTAGCCGACACCAGTTCGACGGGGACGACGTACACGGCTACAGGACTGTCGGCCAGCACTTCGTACTCGTTCACTGTGGCTGCCATCAACGAGAAGGGCACCGGGGCTGACGGCAACACGCCAAGCCGGACCACGACTGCCTACATCCTCGTCGCCACAGGCGGCACCACCAATGATTACGGCTCCTACCGAAGCCACACGTTCTCGTCCAGTGGCACTTTCGAGATCACGGCGAACGTGCCGGGCACGACCTTCGACGTGTTGGTCATCAGCGGTGGTGGCGCTGGTGGTTTAGGCAACACCGGCTATATCGGTAATGCTGGCGGCGGCGGCGGTGGAGGCGGGGACAAGGTGTTGACCGGCCAGACCGGAACCGTGCAGACGTACGCCGTCGTAATCGGAGCAGGTGGCGCAACGTCCAGCGGGGGAGACTCGGGCTTCGAAGGGTCGGCCGCCTTAGATGATGCCGGTGGCGGTGGTGGCGGTCAGACCGCTACTGGCGGCAATAGCGAGGGTGGTTCTGGTGGCGGTGGCGCTGCCGCCGGTTTCATAGGCGGACCCACCTCGGGTGCTGGTGGTGGCGGTGTCAACACTTGGGGCAACGACGGTGGCGCTGGTTCAGCCACGAACTACTACTGGCTCGCTGGCGGAGGCGGCGGTGGCGCTGGCGCGGTCGGTGGTGCCGCATCATCCGGCTCGGTGTCTGCCACGGGCGGCACCGGAGGGAACGGATCGTCAAACGATTACCGGACTGGCGGCGGTGAAACCCGCTGCGGTGGCGGTGGTGGTGCTGCGGTTATTGCTTCGGGAACGTCTGGTGACACCCTAGGTGTGGGCGGTAGCGGAGGCGCTGGGAACGGCTACGGGTCCAACACCTCCAGCGTGCAGGGCCAGCCCACAAATGGGACGGTGAACTCTGGAAGTGGTGGCGGCGGTGGCGGGGCTACTGCTGCACTCCTTGCTTCCCCCGCTAGAGGAACGGGTGGTAGCGGAATCTGCGTCATCCGCTACCTGATCGCTTAGGAGGACTGATGGCCCACTTCGCTCAGATCAACTCCGACAACATCGTCACATGGGTCATCGTCGTCGCTGACGAGGACACCGCCGACGGCGACGGCAACGAGGTGGATTCCATCGGGGAGGCGTTCTGCACGAATCTCGTCGGCGGCACTTGGCGGCGCACGTCGTACAACAACAACTACCGGGTCCGGTACGCCGGGGAGGGTATGACGTTCGACGTTGACCGTGATGCCTTCATCGACCTGTCGCCGTTCCCGTCGTGGGTGCTCAACGACGACACGACTGAGTGGGAGGCACCGACGCCGAGGCCCGGCGACGGTTACTCGTGGGACGAGGACACGACCTCGTGGGTGGAGATCACTGAGTAATGACCGAACCGACCGATATCCGCCAAGTCAGAATCCCCACCGTAGCGGTCGGGCTAATGCTGTCTGTAGCGGTGATAGTCGGCACGGTCACATGGTCATCTGCACGCCTGGTGGCACGCATCGACCATTTGGAGGCAACCGTGTCGTCCATTGAGCAGACGATGGACATGAACGCGTACGCCAGGTCGATTGACCTGGAAGACCTACAGATCACGGTTCACGCCCTGGGGATTGCGTTGGATGATCTAGGCGACATGATCGACGACGACTGGTTGGTGGAGGACTGATGCCGGTCGTTTACAAGCCGACCCACAGGTTCGTGGGACCAAACGCCACATCTATTGAGTACGAACTTCGCAAGGTTCAACAGAAACTGGATGACCTGGAAGCCCGTGTAGCGGCTCTGGAGTCTCCGTAGGAGAAACATGGCTATTAGAAGGTCAGCATCAGAATACGGAAGTAGCGTCGGTGACGAGCAGTTGGCTGTGGCCGGTACTGCCGTGGCGTTGGCTTCGGTGCCGGCGACGGCTATCGCAGCGATGGTGACTAACGGTGCGGAACCAATCAGGGTCCGGTGGGGAACGCCGACCGCTTCGGTCGGCCACTACCTGAACCCGTACAGTGTCCTGGACTTGTACCTGGACGACCTTGGTGACGTGAAGTTTATTCGGGTGTCGTCGAGCAGCACCATTGATGTCACCTACTTCGGTTAGGAGCAGTTATGCCTTCTAGGATCACACAGCGCATAGATCAGGTTTCCACCGGGGATATTTCGGCTGTGACTACAGCCTCTCTTTCGGGCTTGGCTGGGGGCGGAACGAGTGGAGCGATTGCTCTTACTGTGGATGCGAGCAATCTGACTGCTTTGGGCGCAACTATTGTTGCGACCGATTATCTCGTCATGTATGACACAGACGGTTCAGCCACTAAGAAGGTGTTGGTTTCCAACACTTTGGCTGTATGGGGTTAGTTCACGGGACAGAAGGAACCTATTAGTATGCCGAACACACCAGGAAATGCACCACCCTCAGCAAACCGTTTGGACGCGTTCATGCAGTCACGGTCGCCGTCGGCTGAGATCGGGAAGTTCAACCAGGATCCGCAGGCTGCTGCGGTGATGCAATGGTTGGCGACACCGGAGGCTCAGGAGTTTCTGCGCCGGATCGTGATGGAGCAGGGTTTGATGGATCGACCAGGCCCAGGTGGCCCTGGTGGTCCCGGTGGCCCTGGTGGCCCTGGCCCTGGTGGTCCTGGTCCGCCACGCGGTCCCGGTGGCGGCGGTCCTCCTGGGATGCCGCCACCTGGTGGCCCTCCAGGTGGCGGTATGCCCCCTCCCGGCCCGCCACGGGGTCCACTTCCGGGTGGCCCCCCTCCCGGTGGTCCTGGTGCCTGGGGGCCCGGTCCGCCACGGACTGCGCCTGGAATGGGGCCGTCGCCGGCTCCGGGAGTACCGGGTGGTGAACGGGATCTATCGGATCCTGGCTCTTTTCAGAGCGACTTTGACTGGGGGGCCGTAGGTTCCGGTATTGCCGGTATTTTCGGTAGTGGAGATCCGTACTTCGATGAAAGCACCGGGCGTACCCTTTATCCAGGTGATCCGGGATACCAGCAGCGTGGTCCCCGAGGGCAGATCGTTCAGGAGTTGGCGGCCTCCCAAGCGGATCCACGGTTCGGGCCTCGTCGCTGACCTTCTACGGTGGCGATTGACTTCAACATCACGAACCGCTCCAAGGAGTCGGTTGGGCCTCTAACGCCGGCTGGCGTCCAGGGTCGAGCCGGTGCATCTATTGCACCGTCGCCAATGGGAAACGTCCCGAAGTATACGACGGCTGGTAAGAGTGGCCGGGATCTGCGTCGCCGCCTGTCGGGATTGCAGTTCCAGCGTGAAGGTTACGGACGGCAGCGGGCGATGGGTTTGGACGACATGAGTCGCCGGTTTGGGGATCTGCGTCGGCAGATCCCCGGCCAGTTCAACCAGCGTGGCATGTTGGATTCGGGCCAGTTCCAGCGGGGCCTGGGTCGGACGTACACGGATCAGTTGCGTGAGGCTGGCCGCTATGAGATGGGTATGCAGGGTGCGTTGGATGAGTTAGGTGCCCAACAGTGGCAGGCGGAGCAGGCGTACGCTACACAGCGCATGGGTGGCGCTATGGATGATGCGTCGCGTCGGGCTCTGTTGGCTTCACAGATCAGGGGTGCCTGATGGGGGGACGATACGGAAACGTAGATACTGGTTCGTCTGTACGGAGTCCTAGCGGCATTCTTACGAATGCTGCTACAACCGGTACGCAACAGGGGCCACCTGGTACGCCCAGTGGCACGCCTGCGGAGATTCCCGCTATACCGTCGGGCGTGCCCGGATCTGGTCGTACCGCCATGTCCACTGGCGGCTTCGGCCAGGGGGTTGGTCAGGCCAGCCCCCAACTGGACCTCTCAGCGTACCAACCCCAAATACAGCAGATCGTCACGTCGGGGTACAGAATGATGCCCCCGCCACCGCCACCGCCCCCGCCACCGCCACCGGGCGTACCTGGGTCTGGTCGTACCGCTATGTCTACCGGCGGCTTCGGCCAGGGGGTTGGTGAGGTCAGCCAACCAAGTGGGCCACCGTCTGGTCGTACCGCCATGTCTACTGGCGGGTTCGGCTCCGGGTATGGCGCATCGGACCCGTATGCGGGTATAGACCTCGATGCCCTCAACTACCGGGCGAACACGAACGCAAGAATGGTTCTGCCGTCAGCCGACGAGCAACGTGCGGCTATCGCAGCAGGGGGAACTGCCTACAGTCCTGAGGTGACTGCCCGTATTGAACAGATTCGGAAGAACGAAGCGATGGTTCCGACGGGCACCACTGATCTTCACGATAGGGGTTACGAGGACTATTTCGCACCGGGGGGTGTTTACGACCAGGGTGTTCCGCCTTCGGATCAGGCGGTGTTGGACTGGTTGGGTACCAGTGATGCTCAGAACTTTTTGGGGATAACACCTGCGGGCGGTGCCGGCCTTGCGGCCCCTGCGGGGCCAGCGGCCCCTGCGGGGGCAGCCGTTGCCGCACCGCTGGGTACCATCGAGCAGCAGTATTCCGATATGTATTCCGACCTTCGGGATGATGCCACAACAGCGTATGGCACGTCGGAAACCTATTTCACCGATGAGGGTGCCCTGGCCGGTGACTACTGGACTGGTGTCGCGGATCGTGGTGGCGGGTATTGGGATGATCGGGGTACGGCCGCTGAGGGTTATTACGGCGGTATGCGTGACGACCAGTTGGAGTATCTGACTGGTCGGCAGGGCCGTGAGCAGGCTCAGATCCTGGCAATGGCTAACATGCAGCGGGGGAATGTCGGTGACCAGTACCAGTGGATGACCGATGCGTTAGATACCGAGCAGACTCGTCGGGGCGGCGTGTACGACGAGTTGGAGGCTACGCGTGGCGCCCGCCTCGATACAGACCAGGCGGCCTTGTTGGGGCAGATGGGAACCCTGGAGGGGCAGCGTCTGACTCAGGAGCAGGCGATGGCTGAGGCGTTGGGTGGGCGTTATGCGACCGCTCAGGGTGGTTTGGATGAGCGCCGGTTGGGGGCGGAGGCTGCCCTGCGTGAGCAGGGCGTGGGACCGGAGGCGTATACAACGGCGGTTGGTGCTGAGACTGCGGCATTGTTGGGGTCGCAGGGTCTTTCATCACAGGATTTGCAGGGTCGTTTGGCGTCGATTGCAGCGTCGGAGTCTACGGATCGCCAGTTGGGGGCGACGGGAATGTTCCAGGATGCCCGTACTGCCCTGGCGGACCAGTTGTTTGGTGGTCGTGCGGATCTTGCGGAGAACATCGCTGGCCGGCGTACGGGCTTGGGTCAGCAGAACTTGGCGGCGTTGGCTGGTATCGGTACCAGCGAGTTGGGGTCACAGCAGGGACTGACAAACCAGATCGCCCAGGGACAGTTTGGTGCCGGTCAGGCGTACAGGTCGGGCATGTACGGTACGGGGGAGGAGATTGCTGCGGGACGGTTCAATGCGAACGAGGCGGCGTTGACCGGTGCGTTTGGTGCAGGGCAGACGCAGCGGGCTGGTATCTACGGGGCGCAGCAGACACAGCAGGCAGAGTTGTCTCGTATCGGTCAGCAGGAGGCGTCGGGGCAGATTTCGAGGGCTGAGGCGGAGGTTGCAAGGCAGCGGGTGCAGACTGAGGCTGCGGCTGCGAGGGGACGCACGGAGACAGAAGCGGAGGCTGGGAGGCAGCGGGAGTCCGCCCAGTTCGCTCAGATCGACACTCAGATGGGGTTGACACCGGGGACGGCGCAGGCGATGTCGGCGGGTGGCCTGTTGGGTGACTTGTACGGGGATCTGATGGGTAGCACGGCGGGTCAGTATGAGAACATGATGCCGTGGATCGGGCCGGACGGTCAAACGTACTTCACCGACCCGGAGATCACCATGAGGGAGGAGATCAGGCAGGGGCAGGGCGTTACGACGGTTCCGCAGGCAACCTACCCGGTGCAGGTTCCAGGTCCAGATGGTCAGATGGTCACAGTGCAAATGCCGATCAACAACTGGTCGGATATTACGTCCATGCAGGAGTATGAGGCGCTGAGGTCGTAGCCGGTGCCGTCCCGCGAAGATATTCTGGCGAACATTACGACAGGCCCTGGTCGGCCTAGTCGCGGGGACATTCTCGCTGGTATGACCACCGGGGTGCAGGGTCCGTTGCTGGATCTGGTGAAGCGTCCGAAGGACCGCCCGGAGCGTACGCCTGGTCTTACGACAGAGCAGATGTTTCCACGCCCGGAAACGGTACATCTGCCGCAG